TTTTTGATTCTAAAACATTCTCTAAGTTTTTAATAGATTTGTTGTTATAAACAACATTATCAATGTCTGAGTAATTACTATTAATTTCTTCAGATAATACACCATCAATCCACTGTGATAATGATGTAATTTGTTTTGTGTTTTTATCTATTAATTTTTGTAATTCTTCAATAGACTCATTTACGTAATCTGAGGCAATTTCTTTGTCTAAACCCTTTTTAGATGATAAGTCATCATAGATGTAAAAAATTTTAGATATTTCTTTGTTTTCTAAAATATTCTTTTTGAAATTTATCATATGATTTTTAAACTCTTGTTTACCATAGAGTTTAACCATAGACTCTTCAATTTTAGTTTTAATTTTTCCGAAAGGTTTCATACTATTTTATTTTATAAATATTACTATTTCAGTAACTCGCCCAATTTATCATCTATTTCACTTAACGACCTTTTACCTTTTGATAAATCTAAAGTATCTAAACCGTTAATCATATCGTCTTCTAAAATAAGATTTAAATCGTTCATCTTTTTAGATTCAGGTGCCAATTCAGGTGCCGGTGCTGCTTCTGCTCCACCACCTAAATCAGGTGCAGCTTCTGCTCCACCACCTAAGTCACCACCACCCAAGTCACCACCACCCAAGTCACCAAATCCTGTGTCAGCTGGTTCTGTTACTTCACCCTCAGGTGTTGCACTACCACCTTCACCAGGTTTGTTACCGTATAACTTATCGATGTTAGCGAATATACCTGTCTTAGTAATAACTTCACCAGTCTTTTCAAGTTCAGCAGCAACTGCTTTTTCAATTCTCTGTTGCTGAATATCCAATTTAATTTCTTCATCTGAGAATCCAAGAATATGTTTCTTAGCCCAAGATGATGAAACAGGTAGGATACCATTACCAGGGTCTGTTGTCGCATCACGGTAAAGTTGAATCTTAGCTTGCCATTGTTCAACCTTAAGAAGGTCGGCTTGTGTTGATGGATTAGTAAGTCCTAATGTGAAATTGTTAAGTTCATCCTCAAATCCTAAAAGGTAAAGGTGAATAATAGCAATTTTATTTAACTCTTGAATCATAGATTTTTGTATTCTATTGATTGTACGAGCAAATCTAATGTCCTGTAAAGACAGGTTCTTACCATCTCCAACAACTTCTTCAAATCCTAAAAAGGCTTTAGGTACACGAAGTGCTGTAAGTAGTTTTTTCTGAATATACTCAATATCTGCAATCTCCGCCAAGTTTTGTGCTCCTGGTAGTGTGTCGATTGGGTTTGGTGCATTAGGGTCACGAACAGGAATAAAATAGTCTTGGTCAACTGCCATTTGGTTATATCTTAAATCGACATTACCATTTGACGGGTCAACGATTTGGTCTCTTTTAAACTTGTTGGCGACTCGGTTTACGTATGGTTCGACATCTTTGTCGTCCATATTACCAACATATATTTTAAATACCCTTCTTTCAGGTGCTCTTGATGTTCTGTAAATTAACATCGCATCCTCAGCTAATAATAACTGTTTCCAAATCCTTCTGGCTTTTTCTAACATAGAGGTACCATAAGGAAGTTTTCGGTCATCACCCAATAATCTAAAGTGAGCAATTTCCCATGTGTTGAAATTCATATCTTTGTCTTTCCATACAAATTTCAAGGCATCGTTTTCAGTAGTAGTCGTAGTCTTACTGTTTGGTGAATACTTCATACCTCTTTCCAAACGTTCAATCTGAATGTTTGGAAGTTGTTGTGCACCCATGATACCCTTTTCAGGGTCTAATTTTAAGTAAACAAAATTGTCTCCAAACTTACAAGTATTTCGAGTCCACATAGGTAAGTTAGTATTAATATCAAGTCTATTGTTGAACAAGTCACCAAGAACTGATTTAATACGTTTACTTTCTGAATAAATTTGTAATATATATCCATCTTCATTTGTTGTTGTTGATTCTTCTGCGTAGATGTCAAGTGCTGCAGATATTTCAGGAGTATATTCCATACTCTCATAATCATAATAAGAGGCCAACCTTGTTGGTTCATAATATACGGCTTGAGTATATAGATTGTTTTCAATCTTGGTCCATTGTTGTCCCAAGTATAATGATTGTTGGGCTTGAAGTTTTTCTCTTTCGTACTCTTGTTTGTTAGGTGTCTTAAGAAGTTCTTTCTTATCAAACCTATAAACAGGAGATTGTTGGTCCAACGTAGAATCAGGACCAAATACTTGACCCAACCTCTGCCATATAGTTAAATTATTATCTGCCATTCAAATACTTTTTACATAAATAGTATTAAATATTTAATTAAATTAAATATCACTTACCGAATAACCATAAATACTTCTCATAATCATTTCTGGTTGGGTTCGAATTTATACCACGATTAACGTTGTGATTAGGCATAACAGGTAATGAGGGATTAAAATCTTGTGACTTATTTTTATACTCATTTGTTGAAACAGCCCAACTATCAATCATAGCCTTAGTCTGTTCTGTAACCTTTTCTAATTGACTAAATGAACTTTCACCAACATATATCGCCATAGCCATCGCCATAATCAGGTCATCGTGTTGTCCTTTTTGGTGGTCAGGTCTACCATTAACATAAACAAAGGTCCCCAACTCATTAAACAATCTCATTGAGCGTACTCTAAAGTCGTGACGTAACGCCTCCTCAAAAGATGAGATAATCTGAACACGTTTTGAATTAAAGTTTAATCCAGGTATCTTCTCATTAATTTTAGGGTTATATTTCCACTTATCTGCAGCATTTAACCCATCAACATATAAATTCTTATATCCCATCTCTTGTAGTTTACGAGACGTGGATACTCCCATACCACCAGTAATATCAATCACAATAAATGCCGAATACATCGTCGCCCATTTAAATGCAACCTCAGCCGCAACATCAGGTGGTATCTTTCCGATGTATTCTAAGACTTGTTCCCTCTCATCAAAGTCTATAATCGTAAATGTGGTAAAGTCTTCACTATCACCACGAGAAACGTCAATACCCATAATATATTTGTGACCTTCAACAGGTTCTTTCCACTGCCATATAGCACCACCCATAAATTTGTTTTCAGGTTCACATATATCATTATCCTTCATACGGTCCATAGTAACCTGAGGAATAACATTATCCCCTGAACCTAAGAAGTTACACTCCAATTCCTGTGCAATTTTTCGTCTGTCAAATTTTAATTTCTTTGACATCTTCTCAAACCACGTAGAATATGGTTTGTATCCATCTTCAAACTTTTTACTTATTTCTTTGAAGTCCCTTTTCATTGGGTCCACATCAGAATAGTCTAATATAATCTCATCATCGTTATAATCTTCACGATTTAACATATAATGAACAATATCTTTTACCTTAATAAGTTTTAAGTCATCGGCATATCGGGGGTCACGGTACCAAAACATTTCAGTGATTTTGAAATCATTCATGTTTTTTACTGCTTGATTGTAAATCGAATAATAGATTGGGTCAAATCCGTTAGGGGTAGATATAACAATTACTTTACCTCCCGTAGAAAGAGATGCCATACAGGCAGACCAGAAGTCATTGTCCGCTTCAATAAACGCAGCCTCGTCAAATATTAGGATAGTAGGAGTATAACCACGAAGTGCATCTTTTGATGTTGCAACAGCTTTTACCTCACACCCATTAGATAATTTAAAGTGTCTTTGTGAATTCTTTTCTGCAGAAAAACTAATACCAAACCATGACGGCCATTGGTCCACAAAAGAACGAATCTTATTAGCCATTTCTTGAGACGTATCAAGTTTGTTAGCAATAATAAGAATCTTTTCTGGTTTTGTTTTAGGGGCAGTTACTAATCGTTTTGAAACCCATGCTGAGGTAACGGTAGATACACCCGCCTGACGATACTTTAAGGCAATATTTTCCTCATGAGTATCATAATCATTAATAAGACTAACTTGGTCGGGAAATAGTTCTAATGGAACGTATTTAGACTGAGTGTTATCGTAGGTTTGTAGATAGGTCTTTAAAGCGTATGGGGTATCTTTTACGCAACGTGCATATTCGAGTATTGCCTGTTCTCTTGATAAACCCATATTGTCATCACTTTATTTTTTATTCGGCAGGACCAATACCTAAACCATCTAAGAAATCATCTAAATCAAAACCTTCATCCTCATCGTCATCTCTAAACTGACCCATAGATTCTTCGTATTCCTCATCTTTAATTTCTTGTATGATTTCATCAACCATGGCTCTAACCGCCTTTTTACCATCTTCACTACCTGAAAGTATTTCTTTAGCCAATTCAAAGAATTGTTCAGTACTCAATGCTGAGAAACGAGAGAATAAATAATTTTGAATTTCTCTCATATCATCTTCAAATAACTCATCAGGGTATACACTTAAAAATTTCTCCCAAATAACAGGACCTAATCTTAAATCCCATATTTCGTATGGTAAGGTATCTTGTGATGCCATGACCATTTCAGCCTGTTTTGGGTCATCAGGTAATCCGTGAGTTCCCATAATCTCATATACACCTTTTAATAACTCATGTATTAATACAGGGAAGAACATACCCTTAGCTTTAATTG